ATTGATTGGTTTAGGACGAAAAATCATAATTGGTTTGATGATCATTCTTCCTACGCCATAATCAATTTACCTAAGACCTATGGATTAAGGCCTTACGTATCCAGACCTTCTCGTGAGGGGTCACACCTAATTGATTTCAATTGTGGAGTGAACCCTCGTGAGTTGACATCCTGTATTCAGGATTACATCAGTGAGAACATACACTTACGTGTCTGTCCTCTTGAACCTGATGATTATTCTGAATTAGCTGTAGAAGCTGTTCAGAAAGTTCCTAAAGTTCGTGCGAATTTGCTCGAACTACTTTCTGAAATAAGACATCCATGGAGATTATTGCCAAAGCTTAAGAATCTTAGATATCTTAAGACTTGGTCAGATAATTATCTATGGATGAATTACGGCTTACTACCGACAATCTCTGATCTTCAAGAGATTGTTCGAGCATTTAAGAAGCATGGACCATATTTTGATAAAAATGGTTTCGCGACTTATAATGCTAGCAAAGTTAAACGACAGTCGACTAAAGATTTCGACTATAGTTTAACTCAAAGACTGAAGATAGCTATAGAGAATGAGGATCATGCTATTATCAATCTTTTAGATTCGATTGATAGCATTGGACTTCTCCCAAAACTTTCTAATATTTGGGATTTAGTTCCATTCTCATTCGTCATTGACTGGTTCCTAGGTGTAGGTGATATGTTAGAGAGATTCGAAGTTAATGAATTTCTCACCCACCACAAAATACGGTACGTTACAATGTCGTACCGAAAAGTCACTGATCTTAAAATCAGTATGGTGGGATTGCCTATCCTAGGTTCCATTCAAAAGGTGCTATATCACAGATGGGTATCTGATCAATGCCCGGCACCGCCTCTCACTCTGCAATTAAAAACCGCTACCGCCGAAAATTTTATCGACGGGATGATGCTGTTAAATCAGCGTCGAAAATAATAATGCGGCTTAAAATCGCAGAAAGGAGTAACGACGATGGCAAAGAATTGTTCAGCTGGTTACACTGATACACCTATAAGTGGTGTGGCGAGTTTAAATTTCCCGAGAGGTCTTCTCAATTTTGAGAAGGACTTCCGCGTGAAATCTAACTCACCCGGTAAGGAGGTTATATTAACAAATATAACTTGTCCTACCGATCAACCAGAGAAACTTCGACTGTGTTTTTCCGAAGTTTCCAACATTTATGCTGGAACAGGAATAGATGCGCCGATGTATGCTCCCAGTAAAAAGGGAGTAAGCATCCTTGCGCAACTAACTGATGTTATATCAGTTACTGACACAGTCGACTCTGCTTATCGTGTTGACCTTCCATGTTCCTACCACCTTGTTATCAAGGTTCCAAGTTCTGCATACGTGCAGGCCTCGGATGTAGTGACGGGAATTGGTCGACTCCTGAGTGGCTTATTCGACACTGGCGTTTCTACAACGTCACGTCTCGACGCCATTCTAAGAGGTTCGTTAGTACCTCAGGATGTGTAGCATATGAATATTAACGCTAAATTGTCGTTAAATGTCATATGGCAGAAGCTTAAGGTTTTCCTTAAAGCTCATATCACATTCTAGGAGGGACTAACATGAGACCTAGCCAAGTATTTCATACTTTGGAAACACTGAGGAATAATTCCTCGGTTACCTTTTGTAGGAAAGGTACTGAGCTCAGTCTCGGTGATAGCTTAACGGTATCAGACGTATACCTCCAATGGTTATGTCTGATATATGATTTAGGCTACCTACACCCCTCAAACCTGAAACGTGTAGCACACAGGCTTTGGAGAGATTTCTCCAAAGCGGATGTGTATACGTTAAATCAGGCTTGTGCCGAGTGTTTGCATTCAATAAGAATGCAAACTCCAGTAGGCTTTAAAGGCCACTGCGGACAGATCTCTAGTCACCTCTTTAACCTTGTTAAGGAGGATTTTTCTAGATGTCTGTCAGGCGATGTCGAAAGTGCGAGACGTCTTATACAGCTTTTTAGCTATACAAGCCGATTATCGCTGAACGACATCGACTTAACTCAGCAGTTGTTGGATGATTATCTGGATGTAGAAGAAAATATTCTTCAACAGTTTCCAGATAACATCGTTCATGCTCTTAACAAAATCATAAGAGCATGGTTTGGAGCCTACACCCCAGATGAAATTGTTCCAAGACATGGTCCTGGCGGGATCGCGGAGCATGGTAGATGTTCCCTCGAAGCTAAATATAAAGCTTTAGCTACAGATGGAGCTCTCCAGTACGCTTTCGGTGATTCCTGGTGGGTCCATGGTATACGCAGGAAACAACCTCGTATATCAAGGACAATTTTCGTTCCGAAAAGTTATAAAACTTTCCGGACGATCTCAATGGAACCAGCCACCTTGCAATATTTCCAACAAGGTGTCTGGCGTGTCATTGAGAACTGGGTAGAGTCTCATCAATCACTTAGAAGCCATATTGGTTTCCGTGATCAGACTCGCAACAGACGCTTAGCGCAACTCGGGTCAATGTATCGTAATTATGCGACAATTGATTTAAGTTCCGCAAGCGACTCGGTAAGTTACGAACTGGTGAAAAAGCTTTTCAGGGGAACATGGTTATTACGATACCTCGTAGTAACTAGATCCCGGGAAACACTTTTACCAGATGGTCGCATTATTAAGTTGAAGAAATTTGCTCCAATGGGATCATCGTTATGTTTCCCAGTTGAGACAATTATCTTCGCTTCAATATGCGAACATGTAACTAGGGTAGACCACGTCCCCGGTAGATATTCTGTCTACGGGGATGACATCATCGTTCCTACACAATGTGTAGAAAAAGTGATGCGTTTCCTCGAAATCTTAGGATTTCGAGTGAATTACGATAAATCATTCTATCAAGACACTTGCTGGTTCCGCGAAAGTTGCGGAGGCGAGTTCTGTGATGGGTATGATGTGACTCCAATGAGAGTCAGTCGTAAGTACGCATCTCGCGAAGATGATGTTAGGATTGCTAAACTAATCGATAAGGCAAATGAAGCTTATACTTATGGTTATCGATGCTTGAGATATTTTTATATCAACAAGCTTCAGAAAACCGGGTATAAACTTTATTTTGCCCCAACCAACCTAGTATCTGATAATTATACTAACTATCATACTAGGAAACGTTGGAATTCCCGTTTACAAAGGATTGAAGTTCATGTTAGTAACATGACAACAATCTATAATAAGCGGGAATACTCATCACAAGATGAGTCGATTAGGTATCGACATTGGCTCGAAACTTGTTACACAAGGAAAAACCTGTGTGATGGTTTTGAGTCAATTGTCTGCAGGCCTATGGTCACGATGCGAGACACTTGGCTTGTGAAGCCATATGAACGACATGATCAACCGTTCATTGACTCTCATAAACCAAGTCGTTGAGACTATGGTCTCACCTCGGGACGGTCTGGGAGCTGTCATGCTCCTAGGTGCTTTCGAATTGCAAAAATTGCAATTTGAGATTGCAGCAATT